CCATTTTATTATAATACAGAATGTCTCTCAATTTGGATAAAGTAGGTGCTCCCTTTTGTAAAATTATAGGGGGGTCGAATGATGGTAAAAAAGTGTTCCTCGCCACGCCCGATGAAAAGGGGTTGAAAGAGCAGAGGGTTCAGTTATTCAAAAGGGCGACAATACCCGAAAGTGATGAGGGTAAGTTCGTCCAGATGATAAACCCGAAGACCGAAAGGCAGATTTGGTATATCGTTGGGGCGTCAGGTTCAGGTAAGTCGTATTATACGAAGATGGTGTGTAAAGAATACACGAAGAAGTTTCCAGACCGCCCCGTCTATATGTTTTCGACACTCCCCGAAGATGTGAGCGTGGATGATATAAAAAACCTGAAACGCCCGAAGATAGATGATACGCTGACGAGCGACCCGATAGAAAGTAGTGAGTTTGCCGAAAGTATGGTGATTTTTGATGACTGCGATACAATCGCCAATAAACAACACCGAAAAGAGGTGTTCAAGATACTCGACCAGATTTTACAGACAGGGCGACACCATAAGATTAGTTGTATTCTTACATTCCATTTACCGAGCGACCGCCAAACGACGCGAATGATGTTAAACGAATGCCATTTCGTCACCTTTTTCCCGAAGTCGGTTATGACAAAAAGCACGAAATATATGCTCGAAAATTACATAGGCATCAATAATAAAATGATGAAGGAGATGAAAAAAATAGATAGTCGCTGGATTACCATAGCGAAGAATTATCCACAGGCAGTCGTGAGTGAAAAGTGTGTGTATATGTTAGAGGATAAAGATGATGATGATTAGGACTTTTCGTTTGAGTTAAAAAAAAGGACACCCCTGTCCTGTAGTAGTTCTGTATTATCAAAGTTAATACAGAGCATTTCCAGATGCGTCAATCGCCGAGCAGAGTTCGTCGTCGCCGTCTTCGTTCCAGTTTGTTTCGTCTTTTTGTTCGCTTTTGCCGATTTGAAACTTCGCGAGTTTGTATTTGCCGAGTGCGATGAGTTGGTCGCGAGTTGGTGAGGGCGGTTTGTTGAAACTGTTGAGGTCAAAATCACAAGACTTACAGTTGTCTTTTCCTTCGTCAAACCAGCGACGGCAGTCAGGGCAGGGTAGTTCGAGGTCGTCTTCGGGTCTTGAAAGCGTTCCGTCGTCGTTCTGGACGCAGTCGCACATTTCGCTCTGGCGGTGAGGATTGCGGTGGTCGTAGGGTCTTCCACAGCATTCGCAGGTGTCTTCACTTACCACGCTGACGGTTTCGTCGTCGTCTTCTTCCACACTCGCGGTGTCGTCGTTCTGGTTTTCTGGGTAAAGGCAATCACAGCACACAACCTCACCTTGTTCGGTGATTTCGAGACGGCATTCGGTTTCGACTTGTCCGCAGTCGGCACAAGCGAGTTTCATTTTGATTTCGGCGGGAGCGATGGTAAAGAGAGCAGGATGGTCGATGGGGTTGAAACGGGTCTGGCGACGACGACGGGGGGCACCTTGAAACTTACCTTTTTCTTCGTTGAACCATTTTCCGCATTTGTATTTTCCGCAGTCGCATTCGAGGGTCGGCGAACCGCAGGGGAGGCAGTAGGTCTCGACGGGTTGAAAGTCGCCTTCGTCGTTGGGGTTGATACGGCATTTCACACCGCAGTCGTCGTATTCGTAGCGAACAACAACAGAGCAAGTCTGTCTGTTGTGTCCTGATTGTTGGCAAATGGAGCAAGTCATTTCGATTGTCTGGTAGTTGGTAGTCTGTGGAAGGCACACAGAAGTAAAAGGATTTCAATTTTTTTTGGATTGCGTGGGATTGGCAACATCATACAATTTCCTCCTCCGCCCCCCGCCGCCCCCGCCCCGCCACCACCAGCACCCCACCCCCCGCCGACCGCTCTGGATGACCCCCCTCTTGGATGACCCCCTCATCCAGACCTACCCTCACCCAGAGCGGACTATTTATTTGACCGTCCTTGAATGACCCCCCGCTTGGATGACCCCTCATCCAGAATACCCCTCATCCAGAGCGGTCTGCGGGGGGTGGGGTGCTGGTGGTGGGTGGGCGGTGGCGGTGGCGGAGAAACTTGATGATGTTGCCCGTCTCACACAATCCAAAAAAAATTGAAATCCTTTTTATCATTTGTGCTTTCTATACACGAGACAACAGACAACGATGAGCGGATTTACGACTACGAACAGAAGAGACTACAACGACATTATGGCGATTACTGGAGAGTTTCCAGCAACTATGGCAGGACACTTTTGGGTGGTGCGAGACGGACGCGTGATTGACCCGAAGTTGCCCGAACACAGACAAATACAAAGACAAAACCGACTTCAAGATGTTCCCTGCCACCTTCCCGCCCCCGCCACGACGCAAAAAGTGATGATTGCCTTACACATCAAGAAGGCGAAGAATGTGTATGGCGAGAATTACGCAACCGAGTTTCAGCGTGTTTTCGAAGACCGCCCCTACTTTGGGATGTGCTTCTTCAACGCCGTTATGGAACAACACCGAAACGGCGGAGAAATTGTGTTCGGTTCGATGGGGTGGTTGCGTGATGACGACACGGAGTTTTACGAATACGGAGGTAAGGAGTTTCAAGTTGTCGCTGACTTTACAGGAAAGAGTGATGTGTATATGAGGGGGGTCAGGGAGGAGTTGCGTCGCAACCCGAAGTTTCTGGCAACCGTCCTCAAGAGACACGCGTGAATGAAATGAAATACAGGACAGGGGCGTCCTTTTTTTTAATCAAAAGATAAGACATCTGTATATGAAATTAATAATAAAAACAAAAGAACAATAACGAATATAAACGAGTAAATGACATCAAGAGGTAATTTGACTTCTGCCGACCCCTATAATTTATACTACGACATTAATGTTGTGAGTGATTATAACCCGACATTAGTGGGGACGACTGCCCCGCCCCTAACTTTCAACGAGATTAGGCAGAACCCTATCATTAAGTATCCTGAAGACTACCTATTGTCGGTTGTGCGTTTCAGTATCGAGACCCCTACCCTGCCGATTTTTATTCCGCAGGTATTACTGGGTCAGGCGAACCCGAATAAACTGATTTATGCTTGGGGTATGAGTGTGACGGACTATTCAGCGGTGGGGTCGCCGACATATTATCTTCCAGCACAGGAGAACTGGATTTATATACCAGATGACCTTACAATCCCCCCTCCGCAGGGTGCTTTGACATTTCAGGATTTAACTACGGAATATTACTATGTAAATGAGTTTTCGCTGATACTTCAATACGCGAATAATGCCTTGAAGGCGGCGTTTGATAATTTCAACACATATTTAACCACCGTCGCATTACAACCAGCGTTAGGCACATTCGCAGGAACACCCGCGAATATCAGCGTCAATTATTGTCCGCAGATGTCTTATGACCCTCGAGGCGAGTTATTTTCGTTGAGTATGCCCCTTTGTCCTCCAGCACTTTCAGGAGCGGCACCCCCTTTCGCCTATGATACTTACGACCAGAACGCAGCAAATACCGTTGGTTTTACTGGACGAGTGATTAAGTTGTATATGAATACCCCCCTATCAAATCTGCTGAACTCGTTTCCTACGGTGTTTCAAGGCAATACCCAGTTTAATTTAACGACAGGAACAGAGGATATGATTGTTTGTTATAACAACCAGTATCAAAACACGAGTGGAGGAAGCAGACCGACTTACCCCCTTACACCACAACCATCAACGGTGAATGCTATACCGCAGATTATAGTCCCACAGGAGCATTCAACGACTATTTTATTTTCGCCCATATCCGCCCTTGTATTTTCGACATCGCTCCTGCCAGTTCAAAATACCCTATTATCGAAACCAGCGATTTTCAATTTTTACGACGGCGTGACCAGTAGTAATTTGCGTTCATCGGGCAATAACAACGTGACAGCACCAGTTTTGACTGATTTTGAATTACAAGGTGCGACAGGCACATCATCACAGACGAGGATTACATATGTGCCGACGGCGGAGTATCGTATGTTGGATTTGCGTGGAACGACCCCTGTGAATGCGGTGGAAGTTTCGGTGTTCTGGAAGGACAAGTTCAGCGGATTACATCGGTTCAATCTGGCGGCGGGTTGTGCGGCGTCTATAAAAATCCTGTTTCGAAGGAAGGACTTCTATAATGCGACGATTGATTAAACGGAAATAGAAAAATCTCTCGGCGAATGAAATTAGAAACAAAATAATACATAAAAACAAAGTTATACTATTATTCATAAAATCGATTACAAATGAGTTCAGCAGATTTTCGCAAAGTGCTCGTAGAGGATGCTCGTATGAGGGTGACCGACAGTTTGCCTTTTGGTGTTGTTAAGTCAGGACAGAATGTTACGACACAGGTGTATCCCGCTACTTCTCAAAGCAGTTCTTCGCAGACTTTTTCAATCCAGACCCCGAGTGAGGTGACGCTTCTCGACCGTAATATCGTTTGGCAATCTACTTATGAACTTGAAATTAGTGGCACTCCTGCCGCTGGTGAGTTTTTGGTTGATTTGGGTAATCGTGATGCCCTTGCCCCCCTCCCCCTTCATATGTCCGCCACTACCCTTCAGGTTCAGGTGAATAACAACAGCGTTTCGGTTAATATTCGTGATGTGTTGCCCCAGTTGCTTCGTATGTATGGCGATGACCGCACTCTTGCTCGTTGGAACGGTATTGCTCCTCTTGCTCCTGATACTTACCGCAATTACAGCGACCAGATTGGTTCGAATAACAACAGCAACGGTTCTTTTTCACAGACTGCCGATAATTCTCTTGTGTCTCGTGGCAGTTATAGTATCGACTTCATTCAAGAAACCGTCCCTGCCGTCCTCGCTCAAAGAAATATCCAGACTGTCGGTGATGGCACTCTTCGCACGGTGCGTCTTCGTTTTACTTCTTTTGAACCCCTGTTTTTGTCTCCCTTCCACTTCGCTAATCTCTCGGCGAACCAGATGGCGATTTATGGAGTGAGCAACTTGAACTTTATTTTCAACATCTCCGCCGCCGCGACCCGTTTGTGGCGTTGCGGTGCTACTCCCGCCCAGATTACGGGATACACCGTTTCGATTGCTGAAGTGGCAGGGTCGAAACTGATTTTCCAGATGCTTACCCCTCACCCTTCGCAGATTTTGCCCTCGAAAAATGTAGTCGATTATGTTGATTTTCCTCGTTATTTGACTACACTTGGCAACCCTATTGCCGCCGCCGCAGTTAGTGCCGCGAATGTGTTAGTCCCTACTACACTCGAAGTTCCCAGCAATAACATCCAGTTAAATCAAGTCCCCGATATGTTGGTGATTTGTGCGAGAAAACCGATGGCACAGCAGACGAACCGTGATGCCGATTGTTTCTTCCCTATTACGAAGATTTCTATCAATTGGAATAACCAGTCTGGTTTGTTGGCGAACGCCACACAGGACACCTTGTATCGTATGTCCGCTAAATCCACGAACCAGACTTGGCAGGAGTTTAAGGGGTTTGCTAATAAATATATACCCCCTGTCGGTGCTGCTTATAATACTCGTCTTCAGCAAACCCTTACTTCAGGGTCTATTCTTGCTCTGCGTTTTGGACAGGATATTCCTATTGTTGAGGAGTTTTATGCGGCAGGGTCATTAGGGTCGTTCAACCTCCAGTTCAACGTTACAATCGAGAATTACAGTCTTCAAAACGAACCCGTCGAATTGGTGTTGATGTGTGTTAATTCTGGTTTGTTTATCACATCGCAGGGTGTCAGTTCCACTTACACGGGTATTCTCACGAAGAGTGATGTCCTCGCCGCGAGTGAAATGAAACCCGTGAGTGAGCGTCATTTGCGTCTGGTGGGTGGTGTCGAGAGTTCCGCCGTCACTTCGGTTGCTGATGTTGCCCCGAAGGCACAGGAGGCGATACTCGATGCCGTGTCAGCAGCAAAAGGAGCACTCGGTAAAGGTGATGGTGTTGGCGGTCGTATGAAACTTGCTTCCCGATGCTAATGCCGAGAGATTATGAGATAATTACATAATAGCGACAAAATGAGTATAAGACATAAAAACAATTCTTATACTAATTTATAACAAGATGGATACACCGTATAATCGTAGGATTGCGTCAATTAATGATGCGATAATGGAACGGGCGGCGAGACACGCTCCCGCCAATTTCGTAGGTAGGGGTTATGGAAGCGACAGCGGATTTAATACTCAATACAACGATGTTATGAGGGGTGCTGCGAACCATCCCCGAGCACTTTCACAAGCGGAAAAGGAGTATCGTGCGGAAGGTAGTGCTGCGTCATTTGGAGGAGGTTTTCTCGATGATATGTTTCGTTATACCCCTGCTGGGATGATTAGTGATGCCGTTCAGGGGCGGGATACGGTTTTTAGTGGGCGAGGCGGTGCTGGGTATGGTGGTGCTGGGTATGGTGGTAATGCGGCGGCGATGGTTGGAACTACGATGCCGTTTCGTGAAGTGCCTTATGCTGGTGTGATAGACCACGCGAGGTCTGGTGCTGGGAAACCGAAGTTTCCTTTGGAAACGAAAGTTCAGGTTGGTAATAGTGATGGTAGTGGAAAACCACAGGTGGAGGCAGCGTGGTATGAGAACTTCGATGATTTCAGTAATGGGCGAAACCGTATGAAAGATAGTAAGAAGGTGGGTAGGATGACGAAAGACCCTGAATTGGTGGCGTCAGGTGGGCGTGATTTTACGGCGGAGGAATTGGACTTCGTTAAGAACTTATTGAGTAAGAGTGGTGCTGGTTTTTATGGTGGTGCGTGGTATAATAACTGGGATGATTTTACGGCGGCGGTTGCCGATGCGTATGATACTGTTAAGGGTGTTTGGGAGGACTATATCAAACCAGTTCTGGATGTGGTGGGAACTCCTTTGAAGGATGCCCTATTGTCAAGTGGAAATCCTTATGGTGAGGCGGGTGCTGGTGTGTTGGAGTTGCTGGGTTATGGATATGGTGGTGCTGGTGCTGATGGAAATGGAATTGGTGGTGCTGGTGCGGATGGAAATGGATTTAGTGGTGGTGCGGGTGCGGATGGAAATGGATTTAGTGGTGGAATGTATGGTGCTCCGTCAGGAATGTCTGGTGGTATGTATGGTGCTCCGTCGGGTCGTTCAGGTGGTCGTATGGTGAAGGGTTCTGCGGAAGCAAAGGCATATATGGCATCAATTCGTGCGAAGCGTGGTTCGAAGGGAGGTAATTCGTCGATGGGGATGGGTGAGGGTGTGTTTGCGGATGCGAAACCGATTGCCGCTAATTCTCTCGGTTTTTCGCCGAAGTTGGAGGTGGAGCAATTAAACTCGGCGACTGGTTCAACTTCGTATGGGTCGATGCCGACGAGTAATCCAGTAGGGTCGGGAATAGGTGGAAGGAGAAGGAAAATCGTGCCAAAAAACAGTAGGGGGGTCGCGTCCGCCCCGTCAAAAATGGGCGAACTGGAAGGTGGTATAACCTATCAAGACATTCTTGCTCTGGGTCAAAGTGGGTTAGACAATATTCTCAAACCTGCGGCGAAGGCGTTTGCGAATGCGATTATAAGTGGTGCGGTCGCTGCCCCTTCGGCGGTGGCGGCGGCGGCGAGAGGTTTGAAGGCGGGGTATAACCGACAAGATGTTCAAGTTCTATTGACATTTGCGAGGCAAAACCTCAAGTTATTTATACCGTTTTTACCTGCGACATATGCGGTTGGGGCGACAGCACTCCTACTATTGAAAGCGTATTTTGATACACCTGATGTCCCTGCTCCTGCTCCTGCTCCTCGACCTATCACTCCTGCTCAACGGGTCATAAATCCTGATGATAGTGATGACCCTGATGGTGATGTTGTTGTTGTTGGGAGGATGGGGAACGGTAAAGGCGGTAAGAATTGGTGGGACGGTATGACTAAAGAGGATTGGTCGAAATACTTGGGGGAGAAAGGGACGGTGGGGATTGACGCAGGAATGACGACTGGCGACCCTTATAAATGGGATGAGGGCAATAGACCGCCGCAGAAGCACGAAGGGACGAAACTGCTGGAGAAACTTGGATATGGTAAGAAAATCTCTCGAAAGACGAATAGGAAAGAGCGTGAGGGACTGGCGGTGAGTGGTGATAATTCGATGGGGGCGATAGTAGCACAGCGTGGTTTTTCACAGAAGGCACAGAAGAAGTCGGGTGCGGTGGTTTCAGCGAAGGACGATATTTGGGATGGGGAGCAGTTTAACGAACTGACTGGAAGGTCAGGAACGAAGATAAATAACCTTATTTTGAACGGAGTTACGAAGGGTGTTAGTCAGGGAGGGTCGATGTCGGGAGGGGCACATCCATTAATCCAGACGAATAATTTACAGGCGGTATATGGTGGTGCGAGGCAGATGAAGATGAAGAGTGAGTTTAGTGGAAAAGGCGGAGGCAAGACGCCGAGTGCGTATAATGCGTTTGTGAGTAAGACGATGAAGGAGAAAGGTATGAAATTGGCGGAGGCGGTGAAATACATAAAGGCGAATGGACTTTATAAGAAATAAGATGAAGTGAAATTAATAATAAAAACAAAAGGAGATTAACGAATATAAACAACTGAAAATGGCAAATCGGCACAGAGGCACGGATACGGATAGAGCGATGCGTAGCAGACAGGTTGCGGAGGCGTTAGGTGAGGACGCAAGGGCGGCACAGAAGGCATTTTTACTTAACTTTCCATTCGTCCAGCAGAATAAGGAGGAGTTTTTACGACCAGATGAGTTAGACCGAAAGACGGCGTTTGAGTTGTCAGGATTTTTGGATAAGATGGCATCATCATTATCACAGGCGGTTTCAGCGATGGCAATACCAGCGGAGAGTGGTAAATTGACACAGGGCATCAGCGAATATCTCTCGGCGTATAATCGTGCGACTGCGTATGTGCGGTTGTATGGGACGAGTGGTAAGTTGAGTTCGAGAGAAGAACAGGCGATACAGGCAAAGTTTGATAGTGTGAAACCGAGTTTGGAGCAGATATTAAACGCTCACGCGGCGGGGACACCTATTCCAGAGTTTCGTGCGGTATTGGAGAGTTATGATAATATCAATAATAATGACCTGCGACCAGTTTCATTTTCACCACCGTTAGATATACCTCAACCCGCACAACCAGCAGGACAACAAGGAGCACCAGCAGCACCGTTTGTCCCTATTGTTGGACAAAATGTTCCAAGACCCGTAGTCCCCGTAGGACAACCAGCACAACCACAACCACAACAACCACAAGGAGCACCACCACCACCCCCTCCACAACCACCCGTGATGCCTCAATTGGTGATGCCCCTCCCTTTATTACAGGCGGCACAAGCACCAGCGTTGAACAACTGGTTAATAAATAACCCTCAACCTCAAGTTAATAATCGTAATGATAGAGCACGGTTTTATCAGGCAGAAGTGCGGAGATTTCGCGACTATAATGCTGATTTGGCACAATATCAAGCAGATTTGGCGGCATATCAACAGCAATTTCCAGCATTAGGAGCACCAGCACAACCGCCAATAGCACCACAGCAACCCGACCAACAGCAAAGACAACAGGAATTAAATAGGGCAGACACCAATTTAATTCGTGAGTTGGAAGGAAACCGATTAGCAGTAGCGGCGGCACAGGCAGCATTAGCAGCAGGAGGGAATAGACAGCAACGACTGGAACAACTCGCCACAGCACAGAGAAAGTTTCGTCGTGCGGAGGAGAGGGCAATTCGAGCGGGAGTTGCGAATATACCGTATGACCCGACTATGGGAGCACCGAAACCGCCTCGTGTTGGTGATGGAGCGTATGGTGGTGTATCAGCAGATATGGCGGGAATGGACGATGAGTATATGGATTTGGAATTACATCACGGTTTTCAGGATAGAGGAAACTGGAGTGGAATGATGAGAGCATTACAGGCGATGCCGACTAATCCGTATGGTGCTGGAATTGAAATGGAGGAGGGTGCGGAGATGCCGTATGGAACTTTTGGTAGTGCGAAGCGTGTAGCATTTGTGCCAGATGAGGATTACATCAGCAGCGAAGAAGAACCAGAGGACGAGATGGAGGATGATGATATGTATGACCGAGAGATTGCTGGAAGGCAACAACTGGACGATGATGCGGAAAGGATACAGGCGAACCGTTTGTCGAAGGAGTTGAAGACGGCGAAGGGTGGTGCGAAGAATATGAGGGATATGTTGGAGAAGTTGAGGGGTAAAATTAAGTGTAGGTAATCTTATCTTTTGATATAAAAAAAGGGTCGCCCCTGACCCGTAGTAATTCGTGTCAAAGATTTACTGTTTCTTTGATACGAACTTTTGTTGGCGTTCGAGTTCTTTTTGTTTGAGTTTTTCAGCGTGGCGTTTCTCGGCGTCCTTTGCGAGTTTTTCTGCTTCTTTGCGGTCGGCGAGTTTTTGATTTTTGAGTGCGACTTCGCGGTTGAGTTCGCGGAGTTTGCGGATGGTTTCGAGTTCCACATCCACTTTGGCGACTGCTTCCACGAGGGAGGCACGGGCGAGGTGGAGTGCTGCTTCTCTTTCTTTTTGCTTTTGCTGGTGCTGAAGTTGCTGTGCGATGCGTTCTTCGCGTTTGAGTTGGAGGCGTTCTTGGCGTTCTTGCTCCTTGCGTTGCTCTTCGGTTCTCTTGGCGAGTTTTTCTTGGCGTTCTTGGTGAAGTTTTTGCCAGATGGGGTCATCGATGGGGTGGTCGAAGTCAAGGTGAGGGTTGCGGTATTTGATGACACGACCCGCTCGTTTGTTTTTGATGTCGTTTGAAAGGATGTAGAGGGGTAGGTCATCAAGAAGGTTGGAGATGTTTGGTATGGTATTGAACGAGTTGATTTCGGTAAGTGTGAAAATACCGAAGACAGCACCAGTTTCGCAATTTTTGGCGGACACCGAAACAACCTTGAAAACGATGCCTTCGGTTGCGTCAGTTCCTTCGATGTGGGTAAAGAATGAAGCAGAAATCCCTCCTTCAAACATCCAGAATGTGCTCATCTTGCCCTTCACTTCGGGGATTTGATAGGACGCCTTGAGAGCAGTCAGGGCGTTAGTTTGATAGACCGTCGCGTTTTCCTTTCCGCACAGACCAACAAGACGGCGGTGAAGAGATGGGTCGGTGTAAAGTTCGCACTCATTCGTCGCGATGTCCCCTTTGAAGGAGTTGTAGGTTCGCCAGAAGGAGACAAGCATACAAGCGTAGTAGAGATGTTTTTCTGGATTGGAGAAGATGGAGGTGTCAGGCACATAAACACAGTTAGGATTTTCATCCATATAGAGACAGGCGGTTTTGGTTTGGGTTTTTTGTTTGATTGTGGTGAGGTAGTCCTCGATGACCCTTTTTGCTTGGGTGTGAAAATCCTTGACGGAGACAAGGAGTTCGGCAAGGAAGTCGCATTCGGCACAGCATCCAGAGGGGGCACGGTCTTCAACGGGGTCGAGGCACAGGACACAGATATTCTTGGGGTAAGTGAGGACACGCTGACCGAGAAGTTGCGTGTATTCGTTCATTCCAACGGCAGAGAAGAGAGACTTGAAGAAGGCGGACATAGTAGATTGTTCGTAGCGTGTAGGGAGCATACAGGAGTAAAAGGATTTCAATTTTTTTTGGATTGTGTGGGATTTGCCACATCATACTATTTCCTCCTCCGCCCCCCGCCCCGCCCCCCGCACCACCACCGCCCCACCACTACCCCCCCCGCCGACCGCTCTGGATGAGGGTGTTTCTGGGTGAGGGGGGTCGGGGGTCATCCAGAGCAGGGGGGTCATCCAGTCGTGGTTCAATATTTTCTCACATCTAACCCTAAATGTGAGAAAGTGATGATATATAAAAAGTGGTATAAATCTGGATAAAAATAGACAGGGAGACCGCCCGAAGGGC